AGACATCACGTAGCACCTCTCGTGTTTGGTTTGTGGTGAATCTATTATACACCGGCAGGGACTACGTGATTTTATTATGTCTCAAAAGCTGTAAACTGCTGTTAAAAGAATAAGAAGATAGTGATACTCTCGAACGAATAGAAGCATAGCTGTCAATATGGCTGTAACTGTTTTTAGGATTAAGATGTGTCTCTACTTGTAATTTAATCGTGCCACTTTGGTTAATCTTGACTGTTGTCGTGTACGAAGCTGACTGGTCACTACCCATGCTTGAAAGGTTAGCTAATGTTTGTTGTTTAATAACATTATTATCCTTGAATACAGATAATGACACTGTTAAATTACTGCCACTTCTAAGGGTATTATTCTCATGGTCGGTTGTTGTGCTTCCATAAGCTACGACATCTACTTTTATCACTATAGACGTTTCTGTCGCATCTTCTGGTACTTCTATTGTTTTACTCGATGTCTTTGTTCCGTAATAATCATAGCTATCGTGAGAAGAACTCCAACCGGTAGTCAGGTTGCGTTCCCATAACTCTACATTGCCATCTACGTTTTCTATATATGCATTTACAGGTACACTACCGCTAGAACCAGCTCTTAATACAGTTCTACATACAGCTTGGAATCCATTCTGTGTGACATTTTGTGGACGACAATCCAAATACAAATTCGTGCTATTGTACCCAGGGAGAGCTGTCTGTAAGCTGATAGGCGTAACAATAACGTTTGGTACTGTTTTCCACGGTTTTGTAAACTTGACCCATTGCCCATCTTTGACTGTTCCCATAATTGTTGCACCGACCATCGCGAAGGTGTTGCCGTTACCATCATGGAACTCCATGCCATTTGAGCCATGTACGACGTATGAACCATCGTTGCCACGTACTGTAAGGCCGTTGGTGTCAAGTGTTGCGCCGCCGCCTTTAATTCCCTGATTAGCGGTTAATTCCATTGTGGTAGCACTAAGTTTGTCAGCCGTAATACTACCTGCTGCTATCATGCCGCCTACAATGACGTTCTTGTCGATTTTAGTATCGCCTGTGATGTGTGTTTTATTGCCATCGATGAGGATAGACTCTTTAGAGATGTTTATTTGATTGATGATATCATCCTTGGCAACACGGAGGTCTATATCGTCTTGCAACTGAGCAATAGCACTGTAGCTATTCTTTGCCTTGTCCGCATCGGAGAGATTAGTAACAACCGATGTAATACTATCCGCGTTCTGCTTGATTTGCGAAGATAACTCCTTCGTTTTATCCTGTACTGTTGCCTTAATTTCATCGTCTGTTTTCGTCAGCTCAGCGACTTTCTCATTAAGATTCGGTAATGCTTGCTGTGCGTCTTTTACGGCGTCTTGGATTTCCTTATCTACCTTCTTGAGTGATATTGCTTCATCTTTGAGCCATTCTGGATCAATATATGGGGTGACAGTAAAAGCATAATCGACCGTGCGATAGCCTTCCCCGAAGATATCCACGTAACAGGCATATATCGAGTAGACATCTGGCTCGCACTGGTACACGACGAGCGGGTTCTTTGACTCGATCATGTCGGTTGTCTTGGTGCCACTGATGTAGTATCGGACACTGGTTGCTGTGCTCGGAATCGGCGGGACGCGGAAGTTTGCTCCACGCAGTGCTGTCGTAATGGCGATATTGGTGGGAGCATCTGGCCGCGTTTTCTTGTAAGTCAGTACAGCAGGATATGAATATTTGCCCTGGGCGTTGCATGCATAGAGGTACAAGGTGCCCGTGCGCTCTGCCAGCGTCACGGACGCTTTCAAGCTCGATGTGCGCACGACAAGCGACGCTGTGCCGAGACCTGCACTCTGGTCGGTTCGAACTTCGTAGTAAGCGATATCAGAGTTAGTCACTTCATCCCAGTACAGTTCTGCCTTGTTACCAAAAGTGATCCCAAAATTCTCCGGCGTGTTTGGGATTTCCGATTTCACGGCCACGAGGATCTCAATGCGTGGGGCCTGATCCGGTGATGTCATAGCGCCCCAACGGTCTTTTGTCGTGACAGCGATGCGGTATGTATCGCCGACGATGGCCTGCGGGATGGTCGCCCGATTCTGACCGCTACCAGCAAAGGTCCAGTCGTGCTGATAGCCGAGCTCATCAGCGGGGACGCCCTCTTTGATGACGAGGCGGTCGCCTTGCTCATGGTCCGTCTTGTACCATACCTGGCCTTCCAGGTATGAGGTCATGTCTTCCGGCGGCTCCCACTCGACTTCTAGATCGTAGCGGCTCACACCGTCAACGAGCTGGCGATAGCGATTGTGCGCTTTCAGATTGCGTACTGGCGGGATGTAGTATGGTAGGATCGTGTACTCATACTCATCAAGATTCGAGAGATCCTGCTCGTTGTTGCCGAAGATGTTGTAGGATGCGAGCTTGAGGTAGACTTTCTTGCCGATATCTTCTTTCAGGAAGGGGATGCGCAGGAGTGCCGTATCGAGGCGGGCAAACTCCGCACCGGCATCGTGCTTGGTGGCCGTCGTCTGGTACTGCCCACGGATGCACCCCATCAGCTCATAATGGCCGTTCTGCAAAAGTGTTGCCGTCTGGTACGACAGGCATTCCCCACCGAGCCAGCAGAGCGTATTGCCCCGCTCAGCATCCTGCTGTGTGCCTGAGAGAAAGTCGCCGTTGGCATCAATCTCGATGGAAGCCGCGTCAGCTGAGACAGCACTCGCCAGCGTGCCGATGCGCGCCGCTGTGGCGATCTGTCCGGCATAACGGTAGTAGTCTTTGTTGTCGGACACGTAAACGCGACAGCCACCCCAGCCGTCACTCTTCCCCCTCGCTCCAATCCAGACCTCAAGGCCGGACGTCGTAAGCTCAGCAGGCGGTTGCAGGATGATTGGCGCGTCGGTATCTGGCGGCGCGACATTGTAGTCAACATACGGGCGGTCTACCGCATGTACGTCAAATGATGCGGCAGAGTAGTCGCCCTTGGCACGGCTGATGGCGGTGATAGTGAGCAAGCCGTCCGTGCCTTCTGTGACGCTGTCAATCATGGCCGGCTGCTTGTTGAGTTCGCAGCTCTCGTCTGTCAGCGTGACAAGGTCGCCAACCTCCAATCGACAAAAAGCCCAGTCCAGCTTGAACGTGTACTTGTTGCGCTCGTACTGGGCTTTCCTTGCCAGCGTCTCGGCCACCTTCACGGCCCTGGCCTTGGTGTAGATGTAGCTGGCGCTCGTCGTGTTGGCTTGGCGCAGGCCATAATCTGCAATGTCCTGCGTCAATGCATACGAAACGGTCTCCTTCTCATATCCGCTATCGCGGTTGACAAACTCGACGGGGAACTGGTTGTAGATCTCGCTCGAATCCTTGCGCGAGTACGTCACAAGTGCCCCGCCGGTCTGCGGGATGAAGTCGTCCGCAGTCAGGTCGTAGGTGATCGTCCTGTTCGGCTGCCAGCCCTTGTCATCAGGGTCTTCTGGATTCTTGGACGGATAGGCTCTATCATCGCAGCAGACAATCTTAAACTTATCGTTCGACCAGAACATATAGGCGTTGGTCAGCGTAGCAATCTCGTTGATGATGTCGCGTGCCGTTTTGGCGCTCGTCTGGTCCATCGGCGTAGAAATCAAGAGGTCTGCATGCTTGCAGTACGACCTGTAGGTATCAAGGCCGATGATCTCCACTTTCGACAGGCCCACTTTATCGAGAACATAACGGATATAGTCAGCCGGATTTGCGTCCACACCGTCGCCAGAGCTCAGCAGCTTGCCCTTCACTTCAAAGTTGTAGTTCGGCATAGAGCCGCTGTCTCCGAGGTCAATGACGCCGGCCATGTAAGCCAGTCCTGTATACGGGAGTGCCTTGTCTGGGTGCTTGCCTGATACATACGGCCAGGGCTGCTGATTTGCCTGCCCTCTGAAGAGCGTCATCTGGATGGTGTCATTCGGGTACGCGTACTGGTCTTTGCCGACCCACACCCTGCCAAGACCGGCAATCTCACCCTCACAGAGGCCGAGGATGACGGCGACGGTGTAGGTGTAGGTGATACTGACGCTCTTGCTGTGTCCGCCCTTACCTGTGCGCTGTGTCTCTCGGTGCTCATGTGCCGTAAAATCGTCATAGTAGATGACGTTACCAGACACTCGAGTCGTGCCGATGATTTCCGGCACAGCAGCACCGTATTCAGCAGTCGCAACGGTAAACTCTGATATCTTGTTGGCTCGCGTCGTTGTCGTGTGGCCACGGAATAAGCCCATTACTGCACCCCCTCAAATCGATAGATTGCCCGAAGCCTTGATTTGCCGTGTGAGTCATAGAGCATCACATCATCCAAGTCGGACAAGATGACGCCCTGCTGTACGACGGCATGTATGATCGTATGATTGCCGATGTAGATGGCTCCGTGCGAGATACACCGCCCATATTGAAAAAGCAGGAAGTCTCCTTCCTGCATCTCTTCGTACTTGACCGGCTCACAGTATTTCTTGACGTATGAGAGGAACCATTCCTCTGAGTGGTGTAAGTGCCACTCATTCGAGTAAGGAGCGATGGTGATGCTCCCACTCTTTATGGCCCCACTGTCTTCCAGCGCCGCGATCAACAGCATGCCGCAGTCTACGCCGCGCCCCCGCACTCTCGCCTGATTGACGTGAGGCGTTCCCAGCCACGGCAGGGCGGCCTTGGCTATCTCCTTGCCAGTAATCATAAGAGCACCTCCTTGCGTGGCACATATGGGCATATCAGGCAGGTCGAGTCGGTATCCGTGCTGGCAATGACCTGATTCCCTGTCGATACGCTGTAAGTCCCCTGCGGATAATACTTACGGACAGGGAACGACATATTGAGGCCCTGTGTCTTCGCCTTTACGGTAAGCTCCAGCTTGATGCCGCCGGCACTCTTGACCTCGACGTTCCCGCCAAAAAGGGAAATTGCGTCGATGATTGTGGTGTCACGGAAGAAGCAGCGCCTGAGATGAAGTGTCGAACGGTCAAGGACGCCTTCGTGAGCAGCCTTCAAGATTTGCTCTGTGTCGAGCTTGTCCTGCCGGCCAGCGTAGATGGTCACGGTCATCGTATCCACCACCACCTCGCTCTGGAGCTTGATCTGCGCCCGCTTGATGAGCAGCCTGTTGTGCAGGTAAGCCTGGCCATTGTAGACAATGTCCATATCGGTATCGGCATAGTAGAATTTACGGCCGTCTGTGAGGTCGAGCTCATACAGGTCGCAGGACGTGAGATTCTTGGCCGTGTTGAGATAAGTATTCAAATCCTTGCTGACTTCTTTCACGCTTCATCACCTCGCTGTCATCAGCTTGAATGTCTTGGACTGGTTGAAATTGTTGAATATAGCAGTAATGCCGGCACTCGAATCCTTGAAGCGGACCTTGAAGTAGTAGGTGTAATCCGCCTTGACCACGGCACCGGCTGCAGGAGCCACGCCATCATGGAAGACGATCATGCCGTTTGTGACGGAGTATCTCGCTTGGTCCTGCTTCGTACCATCTACATAGACCGTCACGTCTTCGATGTACTCGCAGGGCTCGAGGAAATCACCCATCGGGATGACGGCCTGATACTTCCCTGGCTCTGACATGGCGCATACCTGCCCCACGGCCTTATGGTCCTCTGGGTCCTTCCAAAGGAATGGCTCGAACCCGCCCTTGACGGATGCCACAAAGCCGAGGAATCGACGCGCCTCATCGTTGTCCAAGTGGGCAAACTTCGTCTCGATCGTCCAGCACGGCAGGAGCTGGTTGGTCAAAGTTCGGACGCGCCCACTGCCGGACGTCTGCGCTGTAACGTCCCAAGACAGGGATTTTGTCGACGACCACGCCAGCTTGTTGAGCGTTGCCGGGAATTTCTTGAGAGACATATCACCACACTCCTGCTTCTGTACCGAAATTACGATTGTTGTCGAAAAGCGCCTGGCGGATGGTATCGAGGCCGCCGTTGCGCAAGAAATCCGTGAAGGAAGAGGCATCCATCGCCGAGACATTGAGTGTCACGGATGGCGAAGATGCTCCCCCGCCAATGCTTACGCCAGCGCCGCCGACTTCACCGCCGTCGGCATACCTCGGCAGATTGCCGCTGTTGATGGCGTTGAGCGTCGGCAGGCCAATCTGTGCGGCCGCGTCTGCGTTGATGACGTACTCGCCGTTGGAGAGCATCGTTGGGATGCTGTCGCTCGTGCCAGTACCGGCACCACGGACAGGGCCGCCGCTGGCAAAAGCCATCGCTACCCCTTTGGCTGCCGTCATCTGAGCCGCAACAATGCCACTTGCGCCCCATGCCATCCACGGGTTTGCCGCGATGAAGGCCGCTGTAGCGTTGGCCGCCAGCACGCCAGACTTGACGCGCTCTGCTGCCGCAGCAGCATTGGCATTGGCAATCTGCGCCTTTGCATTGCTAGAAGACAGTGCATTGAGGATACCCCACTGGCTGATCCACTTCTCCATGACGCCCTTGATGAGCGTCGAGAGCAAGCTATTGGCCATGTTGCCGAGCGTTGCGGCCAGATCCTTGCCCTTTACGATACAGTCTGCCAGTCCTTCGGCCAGGTCGGTCTGCATGTTGGTTGCCAGATCCGTGAGGATAGTTTGCATGTACGTGCTCCAGTCTGTCGCATTGAGCATCATCTGCTCATGCCATGCCTGGCGCTGCGTATTGAGTGCCTCTTCGTTGGCAAGCTCCGTCGCATAGGACTGGCCTGTGATGGCGTCTTTCTCGCTCATCATAGTCATATAGTCCGACAGCGTTGTCGCCATCGATGCCTTCTTGAGTTGGCGCTGGGCCTCTTCCAGAGCGGTTGCGCGAGCATAGACCTTTTCCTGTGCCTGCGTGCGAATCTGCACGGCGGCATCAGCGGCCTGCTGTTCGATTGCCGTCTGGGCATCATTGGCCTCTTGGGCGGCCTTGATGGCTGCGGCTTTCTTCTTGTCGTAGCTCGCCTGTGCCTCTGTCAGGTCGTCCTGATAGCGCTTCAGGCGAGCCTGGTCGGACGCGTCGCCCTTGCCGGAATTGATTTTCTCCTGCAGCTCGGCAATCTTGGCCTGGCTCTGCGCAATCTTGTCCTGCAGGTTGAGCGTTTCCTGACCATCGGCCGCATACTTCGCCGCCTCTTCGTTGGCTTTCTTCTGATAGTCGTAGAAAGACCTCAGCTGCTCACCAATCCCACGCGCTTTATCTGCTGCTTCCGTCAGGATCTTTGTGTAAGCGGACACATCGCTCGTCCGAATCTCGGACTGTATCTTGAACAGGATGTCCTCGGCTTTATTCTTCTCCCCTTTACCTTTTGCGTAGGCACTCATGATGCCTTCGCCAATCTTAGCGAGAACAGTATCCTTGAGAGGAATGACAGCCTCTGGACCAGCCTCACCCACTACAGCAGGCGTGCCGTGCTTGAGCTGGCCGCCATTGGCAAGGGCAGGAATCCTACCACCCACTAGGCCACCAGTAGCCAAGCGCATCGGGCCACCATTGATACCGCCCTTTGCCTCAGCCGTGACCGATGCAGCCCCGCTGCTCGTTCTCATTCCTGTGATGCTGGAGCCGATGTTTGCAAGAGCATTGAATTTCTCTTTGATCGGCGCGATGACGTTACTCTCGAACCAGCTTGCCAGGCCACTGAAAAGCCCAGTGACAGCACTGTAAGCTGCCTGAAAAGCTCCTGTGATGGCTGACTCGACACTGCTAACAGCAGAGCATAGCGGCCCCCATACTGTCGACTGGAACCATGCTGATGCTGCTTCCCAGGCGCCTTGCACGGCGGCCCAAGTGCTGCTTGCGACGCTCACCACCGTATCCCAGGCAGACTGGGCGGCGGACAAGATTGACGCCCAGAGCGCCGCAAAAAATGCGACTGCAGCATCCCACGCCTGAGACACAGCTGCCCAAGCGGCCGCTGCCACCTCTGTCACCTGTTGCCAAGCCTCTTGGGCGGCAGACACGACGCTCTGCCAGATCTCGGCAAAGAACTCCGTGACGCTGTCCCATGCATAGCTGATGGCAACAACGGCATTTGTGGCCGACTCGGTCACAGCGTTCCAAGCACTCTGGAAGGCTTCCGCGATTGGCTGGCCAATGTTGGTACTGAACCATGAGCCGATTGCCGAGAAAACGCCTACAATGCCGCTATATACCGCCGCAGCTCCAGCTGTGACGGCGGTCCATGCGGCTGTGAATGCCTCAGTAAGTGGCTGAGCTACGTTGGACGCTACCCAGGACACGATTGCGCCCCAGGCGGCCTGTATGCCAGCCACCAGCACCGACGCCAAGCCGACAATGACATTGATTCCACTGATCCAGTTGTCCACGATTGGCATGACGACATTCGTGCTGATCCATGCAACGATGGCGCCGATGATGCCTTCAATGGTCGTGATGGCCGCTGTCACGCTGGCCGTAATCGTCTCCCAGATGGACGTGAACACCGCGCTGATTGCCTCAGCAGCTGCACTGATACCCTCACCGATGGAGGATACGACGCCGCTGACCGTCTCAGCAATGGACGAGAAAATGCTCGACACTGCACTCACGGCACTCTGAAAGCCGCTGCTGAGCCACTCGACAACGCCGCTGATGGCACTACTGATGGCTGCCATCGCACTGACGGCTGCTGCCTTCACTGTATCCCAATTCGCCACAAGCAGGGCAATGCTTGCGATGATGGCTGCAATGGCCAGCACGACTGGGTTCAGTGCAGAGACAGCATTCACGGCCGTCATGGCCACACCGAAGAGCCGCATCGCCACCGTCGCCACAGTGATGGCATTCTTGACCGCCGTGAATACGGATACCACCTTCATGATGCTCATGTAGGCCGTCACAGCAGCTGTGACGCCTATGGCGATATTCTTGATCAAGGTGATGTTCTCTGATATCACGGCCTTGATGGCATTAAAGCCGGCCACGGCCGTATTGACAACGGCACCAATGGCCGGGCTCACGGCAGAAATCTCATTGATGATGGCGGTAGCAGGGTCGCCGCCTGCCGTTATCGCCTCGTTGATGCTCGCGATGTGCTCCTTGAACTGTTCGACGTATTCGCCGGCCGTCTCCAAGATGCCGGACACGTCGAAAGCCTTGTTGATGATATCGCCGATACCTGCCATCGAGTTGCCCGCCGTCTCGCTCAAATTGGCAAACGCGGCGGCCAGAGTATCATTCATGCTGGCGGCCGCGCCCTGCGTACGGTTCTGAATGCCATCGTAGAGAGCATTAATAGCTTCCCCCGTCAAGGCTCCTTGTGCGCTCATCTTGCGCAACTGCTCCACCGGGAGCCCCATCGCCTCGGACAGCAGTTGCCATGCCGGAAAGCCGTCATCGTTCAACGCGTTCATGTCCTCCGCGTTGATACGCCCTTCAGACGACATCTTGGTCAGCGCGTCCGTACAGAGCTTGATCTGTTCAGCCGTCAGACCGAAAGCGGAGCCGGCATCGACAATCATCTTCATCTTGCCGATAGCTTCATCTGCTGAAGCACCGACATTAATCCACTTCCGGGCCATCGGAATAAGCTGCGTGCTGTCGTAGGCTGAGGTTTCGCCCAGCTGTTGCATTTGCTTGATCAGCTTATTCGTCTCATCGACACCGACTTGAAAATTCAATCCTTTCTTCAAAAACTCAAAATCGGCTGACGCCTTCAACGCCGACTTACCAAAAGAAACGATAGAGCCTACAGCAAAAGCACCGGCGACGACGCCCTTCAGCGTTCCCAGAGCAGATTCCAGGCTACGCACAGCCGTGCTGGTCCCTTGAATACTACTGGTCGAGGCCTGAGCAGCCTCTTTCAGGCCTGCCAGTGGCTCGCCGCCGACTTTCATACCTTTCAGGCCACTCAGCTGTGATTTTGTCGACGATACAGCTTTACTGACACCAGATGCGTCTGCTGTAATCTTGATATTGATATCATGGCTTGCCACGGTTCAATGCTCGCCTCCTTTCCATCTCTTCTGCAAATTCCATGAGCCGCTTGCGCTTGGACGGAGTCACTCCCTTGCGGAAGGCATCCGGGACCAAGCGTTCCGGCATAACTGGATGTTTCGGCGCTTTGAAGCCGGAATTGATGATTGGGGCTGTCACAAAGGACGCCATGAAGGCCCTGCGGTTCTTCATGCGCTTCCGGTACCCATTGAGCCGCTGTTCTGCTTCCCAAGGTGTCATCCGCGCAATCTCCTCGCCGGAAAGTCCCAGTTCACCATACAGGACAGGCAAAAGCACGTCCAAGTAGTCGTTGAACGACGTTATTCCGTCGCTTTTGCCTGCTTCACGTTTTTTTCTTCACCGGCCGGGGCACCGTCCTTATCAACGAGACCGAGATTCTTGAGAATGTTGCTGCGGCCACGTGCGCCGAGGATGCCCGATACAGCCACCAGCGCCATGAAAAGGTTGACGGCATCGGCAAAGCCGTTCTCCGACTCCTCCATGTACTGCGAGAAGATCTTCTCGCCCTCTTCTCGCGAGATGCGCTTCTTGTTGCCACCATCGCGGGCGGCAATCCAGAATGCATCGACAAGCGCATGGATTGGCGGGAGCTTGCCCTGATCAGCCGCCGACATGAACTGCATCAGCGGCTGGCCGATGCGGTCTTCAAGCTCGGCGAGGCCACCGATGGTCAGGCAAAACAGGTATTCCTTGCCGCCAATCTCCTCGTGGATGCGGCGCGTGATACGATCATAGAACATGTGCTACTCCTCCCTTAAGCTCCCACGGACGCCGTTCCGGACGTCGTGCCATCTTCCTTGACTTCCGTTGCCGGGCCAACGTCATCGACGGTCTTGCAACCCTTGTAGAATTTCGGCTTGCCGAGGCCGTTGAGCGTCATCTTGAAAGTCGACGTGTCGTCATGCGGCGTCTCATCCGAGAGCTCCGTGATGGAATACCAGTTGCGCTCGGCACGGCCATCGCCACGGAATCGGCAGATATCGACGGCATCGCCGGCCATGAAAGCGGCCTGGAGTTGCTCATAAGCCTCATCCGATTTGCAAACGATACCTTCAAGGCTGAGCTCCGTAGACTTGTTTCCAGCATACGTTTCGCCCCAGCCACCGGACGTCTTGTTCGTCGCATCGATGGAGTCTGCCGACATATCGTAGTCAGCCGTCGTCTGGCCGCCGACCTGAGTCCATACCGGCTTTGCTTCAGTAGCGCCTTCGCCGTAATTGAGGTATACCAATACCTCTTTGCCAAGCAATTTGTCCTGCGTCGCATCGCGCTTTACTCGCGTTTTTGTCATATATCTTCACTCCTTAAAACTTCACCAAAAACTGCAGGACAGCTGCACCGATGGTGCTGATGCCCTGCGGTGTTCCAAACGTGATTGATTCGACCGAGCTGTCGACAGCCCAACCGTCGAGCGTGTACTCCCGATCAAGTACCGCCCGGACTTTCATTGCATAATCTTCGACCTGCGTCGTGTTGCCCGGGTCCCCTGCCGGGTTCGGGCTGATGATCGTCAGAGAAAACTCTGCGATGCTCTCCGAATCCTCTTTGACGAATGGCTGATAGCGCACACCGTTACAACAGATGTACCCTGTCACGCTCTTCGGGAAGGCCGGTCCCATAATGCCGGTCTTCCATGGGATATCAGGCACCAAATCCGAGAGAATTGCCTCGATGGCGTCCGACACCTGCCGTAAAGTAACTTCTTCTGCCATCACGAGCGGGATAAGCGAATCACCCCGACGCCTCCCTTCCCTGCTGTGTCCGTGCCAGGCTTTGCAAAATCCGCATACGAGAGTGAACTCTCAAGGCCGGCCACCAGTTCCTTGTAGATGTTGTACTTCTGCAAGTAGATGTCATCCTTCCGGCTGCCATCCATCATGACGGTCGAGTCTGAGCCAACCATCGCCGCCGCACAGACGCGACAGGCTACGGCGGCCCCCAGCTGACGGATGACCGGACTGCACGGCACTGCCAGATCATCCTCAGCCAGGCCAAAAGATTCCGCCTTGTGGAGCAAGTAATCATTCGCATAAGTGATATCGCTCTCCCGGCACGTCAAGATATTATCGTGTACGTCATCCAGTGCAACAAAATCCATATCATCCCTCCCGTCATGTGTCCAGATCATTCATCGCAGCATCAAAACGAGCGCGGATATTATCAGCTTCGGCATCTGCTGCATTGAAGATGAACGGGTCCTTCTTGATGCCAGGATTATGGGCCCTCTTAGCAAATACAAACTTGCCGCCTGATGTCCACCGGAGCACCTTCTTGCTCCTGGGCTCGATGTCGTGGGGCCTCGTGCCCTGATGCAGGTAGATGGTGATGAGCCTCGTCGTGCCGACTGTACCCTGCAAAGAGGTGCCCGAGCCGGTCACTTCTGCCTCGATACTTCGTTCAGCCTCGCCAGTCCTCGTCGTGAAGCGGTGAGTCGACCTCGCACGCTCCTGGATGTCACGCACAGAGATGGCCATAGCCTCCTCCATGCGCTTCTTGAGGTTGCTATTGATGCTGTCCATCCGCGATGCAACGACATCCGCACCATCCACCGAAATGTGCCAGGCCATCTTACTTGAAGTTGACCGTCATGCAGGCCAGCGCCTTCGGCTGCACAACTGCCGCGCCGTATACGAGCAGACCCTTAATGGCATCCGAGAAGGAATTCTCCGGGCGGAGTGCCTGCGTTTCTGTGAGCTGTGCGGCGAAGGAAATGGCGGCGCGAGTGCCAGCAAGGACCTTGAAGAGCGTGCCATCCGTGTTCGGGACGTTGTTGGACTGGTAGATGTTGAAGCCGGCAGCCTGCCCGATGTAGCCATTCGTGAGGACGCTGTCCGTCTTGGCTGTGCCAGCCGCCACGAAGCGCGAATCCTTGAGCATGAAGCCATAGAACGCAGACGGGACGACGACGAAGCGGCCATCTGCCGGCACGTTCTCGTCATCGAGTGCGCCCTTGAGGTCAACCAGAGACTCATACGCCTTGGTTGCCGACGTAATGGAAAGCGGCGTCGTGTCATCACCCAGGCCCTTGGTTACACCGGCCTTAGTGTGGAAACCAGCAATGTACTGGTCGACCGTATCGCGCATCTTGTACGAAGCACGCTGCATAGCGCCATCGATGAGGTTGACGTTGGCCTGTGCTGCATCGACGTCATCGACCTTGAAGGCAAAGTATTTCTGCTGGTCAATGGTCAGCGTGGTCTGTGCGCCGTCAACATCATCGAACGTGATGTCCGTGCCCTTTTTGTAATCACGCACGGCGATGTCACCGATCTGGTTGATCTTCACGACATTGCCGGCCGCCTTGATATCGCCCTCGTAATCGCGGTTGGCAAGATTGCCATACACAAGCTCCTTATCGAGGTGAGCCAGGAGGCGTGCCTCCCAGATAGTCGGAATAAAATTTGCAATCGACATGTTTCATCTCTCCTTATTTTTTATCTGCTTCGGCGACGACGCCTTTGCTGATCTCATCCCAGTGGGCGTTGATTTCATCGCGTGACATCGTCTTCAGGTCATTCATTGTATACTTCGCACCACCGGAACCCTGTGATCCAGAGCCGCCGCCAGCACCAGTCTGGACGTCGGCCTTTACTGCCCAGGGATTCGCCTTGAGCCAGCCAGCGACGCCATCTGTCACGGAAAGATCCTTGTCGCCGTCTTTGTAGACGATTTTGTCGCCATCGCCGACCGAGACATTCCCGATCAGGATTTTCGACATCTCAGCCGGATTGATGGCCTTGCCATCCGTGAGTGCCGACAGGACCTTCGAGCTGATAGCCTCCTTGACACGTTTGTCGTGCTCTTCCTTGGCCTTCTTCTCGGACGCATCATACTTGCCCTTGAGCTCGTCGAAGCTCTTCTTCAGCTCGTTCATCTGCGTGCCGAGCGTTGACGGATCGCCGCCAGCATTCTGGAGTGCCGTCAGCGTGGCAACGAGATTTCTGAGCGCCCCCTCAGTGTCGCCGCCCTGGCGGAGGTTGAGCTGGTCGAGGATCTTGTTCTTCTCGACGCGGCTCTTGGCAGCCTCGTCACGTGCGCCACGAATCGCGTCCTGCAGATCCGCGACCATCGTGCCGCCGTTCTCAATCTTCCCGAGTGCTTCGTAAATCTGTTCCAGTGTGTACATAGTGATTCTCCCTTCACCGTCTAGGCTAGTTCGACTCCCGTTCTTTTAAGCCTGCGGGCGGCTCCCGGCCGAAAAAGGCATGAAAAAAGCACTCATGAGTCAATCACAAGTGCTTATGCGCATAATTTTGTATCATCAATGCAACAGCATCAATCAATCACTTCAATAGAGGAAATTTCTGCTTCACGCATTTCATATCTGGCAATCTCTCCGTTTGAATTAGTCACATTTAAATCCAAAGAGTTATATCCTGCTTCATCGTCTTCTTCGTTATCATAATAAGGGGTAAAGCCAACAACCCTTCCGTTCCATTCCACTCCATCACGGTCAACCATGCGAACTTTATGTCCTACTGCGCTCATCATCTTTTCAGCCATTTTCATGATTCATCCTCCTTTGGAACCATATGGACACCCTTGTCACTTACATGAACAAGACTGTACTCTGTAAGAACCGTATCACTTCCATACCGATGCACTACCACTCCCTTGATACCGGGGTGATGAACCAAAACTTTTTTACTCCAATCTCCAGCTTTTGTTAATTTTATTTTTCCTGCCAAAAGAAGCTCTTTTATGTCAATATTATTAAGCAATTCTGCATTCATATAATAGCTTTTGTCCGGATTATATAAATCGGTTCCTTTTATGTGGATTTTCTGTCTGTCGGTAAATGCTTTTGTACAATATGGCGATTCTAAATAATCATGAATCCTTTCGTCAAATTCCGGCAACGACTCATCTGGTAGGCGCTTAGATATTTCCTCTATCTTTATTTTACCGTCATGCAGGTACGGTTTCAAGCTTTCTGGTAAATCTTTAGGGCGCCCCGCAAGTCTAGCACCGGTGTAGTTTCTTGCCCACTTGGTCCAAGAATCCCTGTTTGCAAACGCTTTTGCCCCTTGGATGCCGAGAATCTGCTGCCGATGATACAAGGACTGGCTCTCAAGCCATGCCCTGCCACCTTCTTCCAGCTGGTCGACGGCCTTCTTGCCTTTCAGCTCACTCCGATACACCGGCGCAAGGTGGCAAAGGCAATGCGGATGCACTGGCAGGCGCGGGGTGGCGTTCTTCGGATAGATGCCTTTGCCGAGGCCGTACAGGTTCGCCTCGGCATAGAGGTCGCAGATGTCGAACTTGGGATGACGCGACGCCAGCTTCCACTGGAAGGCCACGACGGAGTCATCGTCCATATACTTTTCGGCAAAGCCGTCTGCCCATGCTCTGGCCGCCTCTGTCCTGGCGATGCGCTCGGCCACGTAGCGGCTTTTCTCTTCGACGGCAGTGTGCACCGACCGTGAGAGCGCCTTCTCTGAACCATGCACCACTGCATCAAGCAGTTCGCTGTAGGCCGTCTTGAGTGCTTGGTTCGGTGCTCCACCTTGTCCCAATCGCTCAACCTGCCCCCTCGCTCGGCGTACCTGACGCAGCAAATCGTTCCGATCATCATCCGTCAAGTCAGAATGCCTGGCAAAGGCGACAATCTGCTGCAGGTACTTCGGTATTCCCTGCTGTCTCGTCACGGCGTGACCGCTGTTGTAGCCGTCGTACAGCTTGCGGGCGGCCTGCATGGCATGGCGGTTTTCCTTGAGCTGCTCCCTGATCGTCTCGACGATGGCATCGCGCATCTCCTTGTCACTGCCGTGCAGCTTCTCGGAGAGCGTCATGCCGGAATCATCCCATGCCTTATCAATGTGGGACGGGAAGAGCTTGATGGTCCTGCCAACGCCTTCCTCGTAGGATTCCTTGACCGACTGGCGGACAGCATCCCCGACCTGGTCTGCTACTTCATAGGCTGCCCAAGCATGGGCTGTAGCCGCTCCGACGCTGCTGTCGTCATCAAGATTGTTCATGATCGTAGCCGCGACGCCGCTCATCATGCTATGGAATACCTTGCTGAACTTCGATAAGATTTTTGCGATTGGGCTTTTCACAGGTCATCACTCCTGGTTACCGTCATCGGGTGCGGGCGGCTCTGGCGGCTCACTGTTCTTTTGGTCCATGTCGGCCTTTTCCAGGCTCTCCATGAGCTCGTCGAAGCGCTCGTCCGGGATGTCCGGGCAATATGCCGCCAGTACCTTCTTGAGTACATCCTGCCGCAGATCTGGCGTGAGGCTCAGGTCAAGCACCTCCTGCGCCTGCTTGAGCTCGCCCTCGACATCGACGATACCGAAGTCATCCGGGTAGCTGACCGTGTATTCGATGGAGCTGTTGAGCCATGCCGCGAAAATCTGCAGCACATTCTCCTCAGCCCGCTTGCAGTTGGCGGCAAAGTTGGCCAACTGCTGGTTCGTGCGCTCAAACTCCCACTGACGCGCTACGCCGCTCGTCTGGCTGGTCGCTGCTGACTGCAAGAACGAGAGGCTCGCCATCCGATACATCTCTTGAATGAGCGAAGCGATCTGTGCCTGCAGCACGCTGGCAGGATCGGACGGTGGGGCAATGAAATCCGGCTGATGCGTACTCTCAGGATTGTAACCAAGAGCGTTGTTCGTGCCGATCGTCAGCTCAGCAGCGTCCAGAGTCGGCACTGTCAGCAAGGGAAATGTCTGGTTACGCAAAATCTCGCCAAGCCATGAGCAGTGGTTGTACAGTGCCTTGGCCGTCGAGGCGATTGGCCCCATCTCCGGCACCGGCTTCATGGTCTTCTGTTCCAAAAGCCGCGAAAAAAGCGGCACGACGGGAACACAGCCAAGCGCATACGTGCCGGATGCGTCCCCCGTTCCATCACCGGAAACCCTCCAGCCATCCATGTCATACCGAAGGTAGCGATACAGTGGCGCACCGTTCTCGACTTCCTTGATTTCGCGAAAAACCACGTAGGTCAAGCGGCCACTCTTATCGATACTGTATTCCTGAAGGTCCTCAGGGCTCATCAGCGTCAGGTACGGGTACATGCGCCGTTCCATCATCTCGGCCACGTTACGAGCCGTGTTTTCGCGCGGCATGTCTACGACGATGAAGCTCACGCCATACACCTTGGCAGATATGGCCGCCCGCTTCATGAACGTGCTCATGCTCGTCTTATTGCCGTCGACGTCCTGCAGGAAATCCTGGACAATGTCCTCGCACTGCCCGTGGTAATCGCGCAGTGGCTCCCGCTTGAAGATTGGGTCCGTCAGCGCATTGACGATCGGCGCGAAGTAGTTGAGATAGTACGCATTTTCACAACGGTGCCTGTAGTCATCAGCGGACTCGCGCTTATGTTGCGTCAAGTATGCGCCAGAAGCAAAGCCACCGGAGCCAAAGTAAGCATCATGCAGTAAGGAATAGTTCAAGCGGTTTCGCCTCCTCAGTAGTTGATTCTCTTAGCCACGATGCGGTCGCCGCGCATGACTGGCTCTAGGCCGTAGCGTACCGCATCGATGGCATGGTTGTTCTTATCCGGGTAGGCGCTGATGAACTGGCCCTCCCGGTTGCGCTCGTATTCATAGCCGATGAACTCACGGTAAGCGTTCGGCGCTCGCCGTTTGTCGATGTGAATCTTCTCGAGGCCCTGCAGCCATCGCATGCCATAGTCAATGGAGTCAGGGCCTTTTTTTGCGCCATCCACTCGAAGGCCGAAGTCACGCATCTCGGCGATGCTCTTCGGCTCAGCCGAGTCTGCTGTGATGGGATGGCCATGCAAGAGTGGCTTGATTCTCTGAGCGGCTGTCCGGTTGGTCATCTTCTGCCCGTAAAGCTCGCCGTAGATGTAGAGTTCCCGGCGCTTCTTGTCGTAATGCATGCAGATGAATGCCAGTGGATCCACCGCAAAGCCAAAGTCCAGGCCGAAGTAAAGCCGGTCGAACGCAGCCACCTGCTCATCCAGCATCGACATGTCTTCTACATTGTCGAATACCGCGCCGCCAGTGCCAGTGACCTCGCCCATGTACTCATGACGATAGGCCAGCTCATTCTTCCGCTTGAGCTTCTCAGCGTCTTCAAAGAACCGTTCCCCCAGCCATTCCCGGGGAACGCCCAGATACGTCGAATGATGCACGAGCCTGTCAGGATCATCCGTGAGCTTTTCCTCGTTCACCCAATTGTTCTGGCTCTTGGGCGGGTTGAACGAGCAGAATTCCCAGAATCGAGGGCCGCCACGTAAGAGCGACTGATTCAGGTTGCGGATTTCTTCCATGCCCGTGAACTGGTCAAGCTCCTCGAGCCAGGCGATACCGATGTAACCGAATGGCAGCTTGATGGACTTGATTTTTTGCGGATCATCGACGCCGAAGAACAGGATCTTCTGGCCAGTCTTGCGATAAGTGATTTCATGCGGGCTCGTCTTGAAGCGGAACTTGCTCGTGAGCCCCAGCGTGTCGATGCCCCACTGTATCTGCGGGTACACGCTGTTCTTGATGGTGTTGCCGACCTTGCGCAGGACGACCGCATGGCAGTCTGGATTCTTGATGAGGAGCTGCGGAATCTCGAGGCTTATCTCCGACGACTTCGTCGAGCCTCGGCCGCCCTCCAGCCAGTAGTAAGTATGGCCATGGCGCATGATGTCACGGTGCAGCGCATAGAAATGCGGCGCTACCACATCACTGAGCCGTACCGTCTTCATCGTCACCATCTCCCAGATCGTCCACAATCGTCACAGCATCGTCATCCACCTGCTCAGCCGCCCGTATCTCGGCCTCGAGCTTCTGGAGCTTGAGTTTTTGTTCCTTGGCATCGAGCTGCATCGGATAGCGCTTGAGCAGGCTCTTGGCCGCCTCGAGCCGGTCCCGGGCGGATACCTGCACCCTGATGATGCGAGCGTCGCTCCTCCCGTCACCCGTCCCCTCAACGACAACTCGCTCTTCCTTGATCTCGCCGCGCAGTGTCGACGTGAGAAACTTCATGACCTCATCGACCTTGGCGATGCGCTTGTCTTCGATGTCTACTAGTCTCGCTTTGATAGCCTCTGCTAGATACATTTTGTACTGGGGTTTTCTGGGGTTTATCCAATTCGGGGCATCCTTCGCACTCCCCTCGCTGTAACCAGCTTTTCTTGCAGCCTTCGTATAATCACCGAGCTCGACATAATAATCGACGAACCGCCTCTGCTTCTCTGTCAGCTTCATCTCACATGCTCACCACGCTCCCTAGTCTTATTTATGCATCAAAAAAGCACCCACGCTGTGAGTGCTCGGATATTCGTACAGGCCCTAGATTTCAGGCCTGTCTCTAAGGGGTAACTTTATGAAAGGAGGAACTTCTGCCGGTGTTGGCTCCGGCGTGACAAAATGCCGACGTTTGCGAGTGTCGTCTCCTCGCTTGCGTCATAATGGAGGCAGCGCAGGGACTTGAACCCTGCTTGCTGGGATTTGCGAGCCCAGCGGTTTGCCACGTAACCTAGCTGCCGTGTCGGGCGGGATAGCGCAGATTGCAAGGATTCAAACGCCATTATGAACAATGCCCCGCCCATGATGTATTGTTTTGGAGAGTTATCGTCGTCCCATCCAGACATCCGATACTACTATTATCGCACAGATCTGAATCAAAATCCGGCACAAAAGCGGAAGTGTTTTCGCCCTCGTACTTATCCACAGGCTCCTGTGATTTGTCAAAGCACTGCGAAGTGAAAAGCCATCTGCTCGGGGACAGCATCCTCGCCAAAAATGATAGCAGCCATTGTCTTCACGGCTCGCCCGCCGGTCTTCCTTGCCCACGTCTCAGAAAAGTTCATTTCAGAAGCCAAATCCACCCATCTCTTCTTCTCGAAGTAATACCCCTTCACAAGACGCTGCTCCCGTTCGTCAAGGCAGGCCAGCGCATGATCGACGAGCTCCAACCTATGCTCGATGACATCTGCCTGCGCCTCGCACCACGCCGCCATCTTGGCCTTCTTCGTGCGCCGATCAGCGGCCGCTTCCACGGCATTGAGCTCTGGCGAGCCACCGCCTGCCTGGTCCCCATACTTGGAAATCGGTGCCGCAATATCAGAGCCCTCCGAAAGCTCCTCTCGGATGGTCTTGGCCCGCATGCGCATACTCTCCGCCGTCCCCAGCATCCGGCCATATTGGCTCAGGTAGCGCTTCACGATTTCAACGTAGTCATTGTATTCCTTAAGCTCTTTCACGATATCTCCTCCCCGCACAAAAGCCAGAGAGACCCACAGCCTCCCTGGCATATCATCATTTCTTTCGGCTCAATGCCTTGGCCTACTCCTCATCCTCGATGCGCTAGAGCTCCTGCAGCCACGCGCAGTTCCGCCGGCGCTTGTAGTCGGTAACGCCAAAGACCACTAGCAGGCTCAGCCCAGCGCCCAAGCAAAACGCCAGCCAGATGGCCAGCAAACTCACGATGTCCATCTTACTTCTTCGCCTCCTCACATTCTTTTCGTTCCGATTCGGCTTTCAATGACTTCGGTACCGATCTCTTTGTAGATTCTATCCACATATGCTGCATCTTCATAAAACGAACGTTCTACAAGGTCACGAGCATTCAAGTGTTTTGCCATATCTCTTGCTTCTTCCAGACTGTCAGCACGGACAAAAGCATCGCCATGCATATCGATTTCAAAATGGACTTTGTATTTTGGCATGATATTCCTCCTTACCTCCAAATCTTCCCTGTCTGTTTATCGCGCAGGATCACGCGCTCCTCGATGTCGAAGCCGAACTCGTTGGCCGCGAAGCGCAGGAGATGCATCAGGTGCTTGATGCGTGACAGTGATTTGGCATCCTGTTCGCTCAGCGTCGGCTTCTTGAGCACGCTCGAGAACACCTTGTCTGCCGTCGGGTCGGTGTATCCTTCTTCATTTCTCAGCATGGTCATTCTCCTCTCCAAGGTCCACCAGCTCCAAGACGCCGCTTCTATGGCTCCGCTCCTGCAGGCGTTTCTTGTAGCTCGGGTAGGTCATCCATTTCAATGTGTTGTAGGTCTTGCCGGTCTTCCTGGCAATCTCTGCAAGCGTTCCGTCTGCGAGATTCTGCTCACCCTTGTAGATGGCATAGATGTGATTCACGCCAAGCCGCCTCCCTCCTCAGCCTCGCCGTACTGGCGCAGCCGGTTCTTGCAGTTGACCATCTCGGCCGCCAAGCGGAACTGCTCGGGCGTCGTCGCGTTGACAAGGAGTGTCAGCGCACAGATGGCAGTATCGACCATCTCTTCGATGAAGGCCGCATGGCTCTTGGCGTCGCGGTTGCGCTGCCATCGGTCATATGCCTCCTGCACCTCGCCGCATTCTCCAATAATGTGCAGGATCTGCGCATTGTAGTCGAGCGTGTCAGCCTTCGTCACGTGCGGGCGGACGGGATGCAGGAGCCGCAGGTCGTACAGCACCGGCTCACGATCACATGCCTGTTCCAGCTCATCCTGGAACGCATCGGGGAACTCCTTGCGCAGAGCAAGCTCGGTACGCTGGCAGATCTCCGACGCTTCGCCCAGCGGGTTGTAGTCGCCGCTCATGAAGTCGCCGCACTCAAGCCTCTTAAGCGGGCAGGTCTTGCTCTCGCATCCATGATAGTCACCCTTGGCATCGATGCCGCCGTATTTCTGGCAGCACCGCCTCGTCAGCTCGATATACTTCTCAGTGTCCATCTTTCTGCTCTCCCTTCTTCGCCTCCAGCACTTTGAATGCCCTCTCGATGGATTCGGTCATGCTCCAGCCGATCTCCTCTTTGATGGCATCGTCGATGTCGGTCGACTTGACCTTTCCGTCATGCAGGCCGTCCTGGTAGATGACGAAGCCCTCCACGAACCGCTCGAGACGCGTGGCTCCAAAAGGCGCGCCGAGGCCGCCATCTCTCAGAAAGCCGATGACGGAGGCGAATGCGTCGGCAACGCCAGTTGCATACGCTTCGGATGGCTTCTGGATGTCCCGCCGCAGCTTCTTGTAGATCCTGTCGGCTGTCTGCTCCTCAGCTGCCACCTGCATAGCCTGCAATGTCTTCTGTACCGTCTCGACGTCTGCTCCCGGCAGCGCCCGGTTCAGCTTCCGTCTCATTTTCCTTGCTGTACTCATTTTACTCTCCACCTATATCCTTGTATGCGTTTTGCTATGGATGACCGTTCTAGCGCGTCCTAGGCGCTCAGAACGGCACTTCCTCGTCTGGAATATACTGCCCGCCCGGATTGGAATTGGCGAACAGGTTCAGCTCTTGGCCAATGTCATCCGCGATCAGGCGATGCTTGTAGTATTTCTTACCATCCTTCTCCCACTTGTCCAACGTGATATGGCCGGTCACGATGACCTTGTCCTTGTCATGCAGCTGGCCGTCCCATGCCTGCGCCAGACGGTCGAAAGCCGTCACATCGATGCCGCCATACGCGGCTTTACCATCTTTCCCTTTGCCCTGGTAGTACGACAAGCGAAACGTCAGCACTGCCATACCGCTCTTCGCCACACGGCTCTCCGGCTGGAAGACCGTGCCTGTCAACGTCACATGATTCATGATTCCTTGCTCCTTCCTGCTTCCCACTCGCGGAAAAGCTCAAACCAATCGGCTGCATCCATCGTGATCTTCCAGCGCGTGTTGTTGCGCCGGTGGGCCACAATGGGCAGGCTACCGTCCGCTTTCATTCCGGCATCGCGCCGCGCCTGATCGAGAGCATCGTCGATATTCAGGTGCTCAACGCGCTTGACCTCGATGTGGATGCCAGGCAACCCGACACAGTCCGCCGCGTCACCTGTCTTCCCACAATACTGCGCCGTCCGACGCACCTCGTAGCCATTCGCCCGGCAAAGCCTGGCAAACTCCAGCTCCCCGGCCTTGCCCTTGGCCCTGCTGTTGGTCATGCCCTCACCTTCCTTTGGCTTGCTCCGGCGAATACCAAACACTGTGAGGTGTTGCGCAGCCGGTCCATGATGCGGCCGGAGTATGTTCCGGCCAGTTCTTCCTTGCTGAGGTTCGTCGTCACGATGATCGGTAGCATCTTGTTGTAACGCTCGGTGATGATGCTGTCGACCTTGCTGAGTACCCATCCCTGGTCGATGTTCTCACTGCCGAGGTCATCGAGGACGAGGAGCGGCGTCGAGCGGATGCGGCGCTCATACCGTGCCCATTCCTCTTTGTTGAGGGCCCGCATCGTGAAGAGGTTGTCGATGAGCGAGCACATCGGCACCATGAGGCAGCCCCCGTCCTGCACGCGCATCCAGTGTCGCATCACTGCCACGGCCATCGTCGTCTTGAGCGTGCCATAGTTGCCCGCGAGGATGAGGCCATAGCCGCGCTTGACGTTCTGCTGGATGTCATCAGCATAGGCCTTCACGGCCTTGTAGTTCTGCCGGATATCCCAATCGGGCGGCAGGCCACGGCGCTCGATGCTCTCGAACGTGATGCCCTGATAGCGCTTGCCGATGCCCGCGAACTCAAGCGCCTTGATGTGCTTCTCCTGCTCGCGTGCATCAATCCCAGCCGGACTTCTCGTTGGCCCACTTGCGCCGCTCGGCCTCTGGGTCAAAGCGGAGCGCTTTCTTGCGATGTCGACCAGCAGTTTTTGCAGGTCTGGGTCCATCTGCTTTTCCATGTCCATGTTCCTCCTCTGGATCGTCATATCCGTTCTGCTCCCAGCTCTTCAAGATGCCTTCGATGTACCCCATACTGCGGCGGCCTCGATAGTCCGCCCTGTCGATGGCCTTGAGCAGGGCATCCTTGCCGTAGTGGTCCAGACAGTCGGAGAGACGTTCCAGATCTGCCGGGCTTGGTACAGGACGGATGCTCTTCTCGTAGACCTCGACCACCTGATGGAAGTTCTCGTCTTGGGGTGGTGCTGTAGTAGAAGAGATATGTTTACTGTTTATACTGTTTATGTAGGGTTCGTTTTTCGAACCCTTGGTGGGTGTTATGGGTTCGTTTTTCGAACCCTTAGGGTTAGATTTTCGAACCCTTGGCTCTGTTATGGGTTCGTTTTTCGAACCCTTGTCATCGTCCATGGGTTCATTTTTTGTACCCTTGGATGCATCATCGTACAGCTGTATGAGATGGTATCGCGTCTTCATCTTGTGGCCCGGGTCGACAGATTGGATGAATCCCTTCT